GCACTGCCAGTGCACCCCCGAGGCCCTACCTTCACGCTTTCTCACTGCAACAACCTGGTTTACCAGGTAGCAGTTAGAATCTGTGATGGTAGGAGTACCTCAAGAGGACTGTTGTCCCCCACTGCGCGTACTATCCGTGGATAGCCATAGATAGCGCCATCAGACCTTAAACAGTCTGATGCCATGAGCAATAACCTCCCGTATTAATAGGGAGTTGCCCACCTGACCTTGATGTTGACGGAGTCAGGGCGTCCAGAACGCTCTAGATGCTTCCTGTCAGCAATTGGCAAATCGCCGCGTTTAAGGAAGTTCTTAAGCAAAGCAGGGTGGCCGTCGATAGAGTTTATCGGCAACGCACTACGAGTTACAACGCCCTTAACAAGGGGGCGATGCAGCTCGGGGCAGTTCCGTGTCCCTTGATAAGGGAGATAGGAACGCCTGCCATGAATAGGAGAGTCTTCCTCAACAATCGGGAACGGAATTAACTTCCGAATCTCGGTGTCAAGGAATCTCGCAAACTGCCACAGACCTAGTTCATAAAACTGGTTTCTGGAAGCAATGAGCGAAATGATCTCCTGAGCATTCCGCCGTGAGGCGGGGAACTTGCGACGAAACTTGACTGGTGTTACATCAGTCCCGTCGTAGTAATCTCCACCACATGACTCTCTGAACTTGCCAGTCCAAAAAGACTTGTTAGAGTTCACCTTCAACCCGAAGGCTTCGAGTGTCTCTATCACGGTATGCGTATATTCTACGGGAACGATTATATCGTCACCGTAGACGCGCACCTTACCGCAAAAGTGACGTAAGTCACTCCAGCGGATTTGGCGGTTGAGGTCTCTTTCTATTGCAACAAAAACTATGGTTAAGAAAACCATAGCCTCTATTGGGAAGCAGAGACCTGATCCCATAGAAGCGTATTTGGCTAGGGGAATAACCCCATGACCATCTACGTCTGCCGTTCGAGAACGAGTTGCATCCACTGCCTCTGCTAAATGAGGAAAGCGGTGCAGCAAGTTCTTTACATGCAGAAAGGAGACACGATCGGAGGCTTCACTAAGATCTAGTGTTGCCAAGCTTCCATCACTGGAGGCCTTCCGAGCCATGAGTCTGTTAGGCTCTTGGTGTTCGAATCCAATCATCTGACTGATCCAGTTGGGCGAGAGGTCGTTAAGAC